GTTATTTTTAGACAAAGGGTAATTAGGTGTTTTTTTTGCTTAGACCGACTCCCCATCCTCCTTAATTTCCTCCATCTTTCCATCGGTCGAAGCCTCAGCCTCAGCCTCGCGCTTCTTCTGACGCTCCTCCATCTCCTTTGCGACGATCGCATCAGCTTCCTTGACAAGCTCTTCCATAGGAGTATCCGGCTTTTCCTTCTTGAGACGCTCGAGTACTTCGGCAGGGTGAGAAATAGGCGCCTCGTCAGGCTTGGTGTAAAACCTGGAGTTCTCATCACCGGCCGTGTAACCAATCTTCGTATCCATCATTCCCTGCTTACGTTCCTGGAACATACGAGCAGCCTGTGCCTGGTTCTCACGGTAACCGGTCATGATCTCCTCAAGCTTGTCGTTCGTGTAGTGAACATCCTCAATCTTGGAAGAATCTGGGGGGATGAGAAGCCACTTGTACATGTCTACGACGTAGATGTCGAAAGTGGGATCCTCCTTCTGAAGACGCTTTGCATGGTTAGCCGCCTCGTCACGAGTCCCGAACGCACCACGAATCTTGATACCAAACTTATCAGTCTTCTGGGGTGCATCTGGGCCGACGACGGAGAGGCAGGCAAAAATCTGACCAGGGACGGTAGTGTAATCTTGTTCAAGAGACATTATACTTATGTAAGTGCTTAAAACTTTAAGCCAATAGTAAATATATCGTATGTCAGACTTTTGGTGTACACAACCCGTACCAGATGAGGATGTAAAACCGGGTGAAATTGATTCATCTCGAACGATTGCAAAAGAACCACAAAAGCTTCCAGATGATTTCACTTGGTCAACGTGCACAGATGAAGAAGCGTATGCGTTTTTATCTGAACATTACTACGATGAGGATGATACATTCAAATTAGACTATACACTTGAAATTATGCGTTGGGTATCAGGAGAACATATAGTGATTCGATCAGATTGTGATGAAATTGTTGGGTATTCGACTTACGTACCAATCAAACTCCGTGTAGAAGATAAAGTATTGACATTTGCACAAGCAAACTTTTTATGTGTACATTGGGGATGTCGAAAATTTGGATTTACACCATTTCTCGTACAAGAAACTGTTCGACGTGCAAATATGAAAGGTATTTGGCAGGGTATTGCTACATATGAAAGAGATGTCAAGGGATCTGTAGCAAAATCACACTTTTTACATAGATTTCTCGATGTTAAGAAACTCATCAAGACTGGATTTTTTAACACAAACCGTCCTCGTGAAAAATATTACGAGATTCATGGACCTTGTAAAAGACTCTGGAGAAAAATGGAATCAAAGGACATTTCAAAAGTTGTTAGAATTTTAAAAAGGTATACAAGAGATTTTAAAATAGCACCCCACATCGACGATAATTATGTGAGAGATTGGTTGTTACCCATACATTCATACGTGAACGATGAAACGGATGATTTTATTTCATTCTATGACATCTCTTATGCACGGACAGATGAAACAGATGTGGTAAAACAAGCTTATCGATTTTTCATTGTGGGTGACATATATAACGACGCATTTCTAATCGCAAAGAATTTGGGTTTTCATGTTTTCAATACTTTGGATGTTGGTGAAGATGTAGAAAATCTGAAGCGACATAAATTTATGGAAGGTACAGGTTCTGTATACTACAATTTATTCAATTGGAGCCTAAGTTCTGTGGTAAAACCTAAAGATATACATCTTATACTTCCTTAAGGTGACATGGAAGAGATTCGAAAGAATCACAACGATGCCAAGAGGAGTCTCATACAGAGTGTCGCCCGTGAGGGTCAACACATCCTCGATGTTGGTTGTGGTTTTGGTGGAGATCTTCAGAAATGGTCAAAGTGTGGTGTCAATATAAATATGTGTGATCCAGAACCAGATGCTCTTGAAGAGGCTCGGTCAAGGGCGAAGAATATGCACATGCGGGTGAATTTTTATGAGGGTGACATCCACAACTGTCCAAACAGAAAATTTGACATCGTGTGCTTCAATTTTTCACTTCATTACATCTTTGGGTCAAGAGGATTGTTTATGAGTTCAATCAGGGAAATCAAGAAGCGTATGAAACCTGGTGGTCTTCTCATAGGTATCATACCAGATTCAGAAAAGATCATCTTCAAAACACCATACCAAGATGATACTGGTACCTTTTTCAAACTGAAAGAGCATGGAAATGGTGGCTTTGGTGAAAAATTGTTCGTACATCTGGCTGACACACCATATTACGCAGAAGGACCAAAATCTGAACCAGTAGCATACAAGGATCACCTGGTCACCGGTTTGGAAGATCTGGGATTTAGATTACAACTTTGGGAGGGACTCTCAGGAAATCCCATCTCAGAATTGTATAGCAAATTTATCTTTGTCTATAACAGATGATAGCTCTGGCTTTACTTATTGTCATAAATCTTTTTATTCTCAAAATGACACGTGAACCGTCAGTCCTCATGGAAGTAAGGCAACGATACAAGAAACTTCGCGATCACATCATCGAAACGAAGAATGAAAAGTACCGGATGCTCACGACCCCCGTGCCCCTCACAGGAATGCAACGAATGAAGGAGAGTGTGGGCTACAACACAAACAAGGGTGCGGAAATTGTCGTGTGCCTAGATGGAACTGTGAACGACGTCTTCCATGTACTCATTCATGAATTGGCCCATTGCACAGTGAAGGAATATACCCATTCTGATCAGTTCTGGAAAAATTACATAGAACTTCGTGACATGTGTGCCGACCTTGGCATTTACCAACAGATCCCGGAACGTAAGGAGTTTTGTGGCCAGCACATCCAGGATAAATAATCTCTGTGTACTTTAAATGAAAACACCAGTCAGTGTACTACTGATGGCCATCGCATACTGGATAGTCATCTATGGGGTCACAATAGTACCTCAATATGTAACAAACTATTACGTCAACCTCTTGTGGATGACTGTAGTGATACCAAATGTATTTCGTTTTGCTGTCGGTAACATCCCCCGTCTCGCAGTGGATCGTGTATTTTTCTTGACCGCGACACTCATTGGTCTCGTGCTGACTTTCCTGATCAACCAGATTTCGAAGGAAACGAAGGATGCGATGACTGATCCCAATGCTTCTAACAACAAGAAACTTAAATTGAGTGGCTTGTTGGTAGGGACATTCGCAGCGGGAGCCCTTGCGACGTATTTTGCTGGTATTGATACCTCGATTTACAGTAATATGGGCTGGGAAACAACCGTCTAAGGCTTAACAATGTAATCCTTGACAACATAGAAGGCCACAGCCGCCACAACACCGGTAGTGGCAAGACCAACCATACTCCTACCCCCTTGTTCGTTAAGGAACTTGGGGATAGAGGTCGCAAGACGGTCCTGTACAGGCTTACTCACAGCGGCGGCGGTGCACGCAGCGACGACGAGGGCAGTGAGCTGATCATCGGTGAGATTAAGGGGGTTCTTCTTCTCGGGCTCGGGGGGAGCTTGGGGAACTGGGTAAGCGCCCTGGGGTTGTGGGGCGGTCATTTGGGGCATAACACCTTGCATGCGAGGCTCCTCGGTCATCATAGGGGGTTCCATCATAATATCGTTAATGGGAGTAGAATCCATTGTCTCTTTACTTTGTACCATATTTTTTTCAGCTTTAAAAGACGTAGAAGGATTATCATGAAGAGGAACCATTCCTTCTCCATCATCAGAAAGATTCATAGTGTGTACTTGGTCTGAAGCCATCTATTATATCACTATGATTTTTGAATTCAATACTCAACGCGTCTTTGTGATTTTAAGACTGGTCTTCTTCGTCGCCTTCTTGGCATCATCTTCCTTCTGTTGGAGATGTTTAGGATTATACATCTTCTTATGAAGTCTCCATAGATCTGGACCCCCAACCCTAAAATTCTTTCTGACTGTGGCCTTGTACCAAAACACACAATCCTGAATCTTGTTAGACTTGACTGTATTGTCTAACACGAGACATTCGTAGTTTTCCGTACATGCATCCATGACCTTACAGAACATATCGAAAGAAGGGAAGATACCAAAAAAGGACTTGTACAATTTTTCTCGATTCTGAATGATATTCTCCCTGAGGATAAACACATAGTCAACATTCGCACGAAGGGCTGGTGGAAGATCCATAACGTACTGCATCGTCAACATGAAGAAGATCTTCCAGTGACGACCATTCATGAAACATTGTCGAATACAAGTATCCTTGAGGAACTTTGAATCATACATACAGTCATCTAAAAGCATGAAAGCTCCACAATTTGTCTTCCCTGAACCTACAAGTTTACGTTGTCTCGCCATGACTCTTTCAATAGCGTCTCGGTCGTAATCACCATAAATGAACAAATCTGGGATAAAATCTGAATAAAAGTGATTCCCTTCCTCTGTCCCAGAAAGAACTATACCCGCTGGGAGATGTTTCTTATGGAACATGATATCTTTCACGAGAGTCGATTTACCCGTATTACGCTTACCAATGAAAACACACACCCTATCATCTGAAATGGTCTCGGGTTTGAATTTTCTCAGCTGAAGATTCATTCTACTCTAGTGTCTCGTTTTATTTACCAAAATTTTACTCATATACAGTAGGAATGGCTGGTCGTCTGAGACTTGCCGCCACCGGAGTCCAAGACCAATGGCTCACAGGTGAACCACAATTTTCATATTTCCTGACGAATTTCAAAAGACACACGAAGTTCGCATTCGACTTTGTGGAAAGTCAGTTTGATAGACAAATCGACTTTGGAAAGATTGTGACTTGTAATATTCCAAACGATAAAGGTGATCTCGTCAGTAACTTTACACTTAAAGTCACGTTACAAGATCCAACCCCTGATGCGGGTGGACAAAACACGACTATATGGTGCCCTTCTGTGATAACTCATCTTATCGAGCACGCAGAACTTCTCATCGGTGGTCAGCCTATTGAAAAGATCACAGGCGAGTACATCTATATGCATCAACAACTTCAGAACACGAATGATGACATAGATCAAACTCTTTACTTTTTGAATGGTCATGGAAATATTCTCAGTTATCAGTCTGGTACACCATACACATATTTCATCGATCTCCCATTCTATTTCTACAGAAATCCATCCCTTGCTATACCGACTTGCGCCCTCACAAAACAGGTTGTCGAAGTGAGAATCAAACTCAGACCACTCGCGGATCTCATATTTGGTGGTGCTTCGTCTGGTGTTATCAGTTCAATTCAGAAGTTTTCGATTGATACAGAGTTTGTTTATGTGACACCAGATGAAAAAAACTTTTTGATGTCTCGACCACTTGATTATGTCATCACACAGGTTCAACTTGCTCAATTCAAAATGAAAGCTGGTGAAAATGAAAAATCTGTGATGCTCAACTTTTCACACCCAGTCAAAGAGTTGTACTTTGTTTCGCAATCCGAAGAATCTGTTCAAAATAACTACCCAAATGAATATAATACCATAACGACTGCTGAGCTGAGGTTCAATAATGAGGTTGTCTTCAAAAGGGATTCGAAGTTCTTGGTGTATGAACAATCACTCAAGCATCACGTGAACTGCCCACTCGCAACTGAAACTACACCATCGGCACCTTTTGATAGTTCTCAGTACACCTTTGGACCTGCAAAGTTTGGAATGTATTCATTTGCACTGAAACCCGAATCACCCCACCCAACTGGTCAAGTGAACATGAGCAGGATTTCACATAAACTCTTCACGATTAAGATAGATCCCATAAACCAGGTGGATGATAATAACACGAGAGTATACGCAATTAACTATAATGTTTTACGTGTTGAGAGTGGTTTAGCGGGATTAAAATTTTAGATAGATATAGTAGTAATGGCTGGACAAGTTCAACTTGCTGCCTCTGGACCCCAAGAGCAGTTTTTTACATTGAATCCAGACTACAGTTATTTTGTAGAAAGTTTCAAGAAACATTCAAACTTTTCTACACAGTATGTTGATGTGGATCCAGAAAACCAGGTAAATGTTGGAAGTAAAGTCCGGTTTAAGATACCACAGAACCAAGGTGATCTTTTGAAAACACTCAGTGTAAAGTTCACTCTTCCAGCTTTGAGTAGTAGTATGGTGTATATAGAATCCGTCGGTCACGCACTCATAGAGTATGTAGATCTTATCATAGGTGGGACAGTTGTACAACGTCTCACTAGTGACTATCTACAGATATATTCTGAACACTATGTTACCCAAACGAAACAACAAGCTCTTGAACAGTTGATTGGAAAATATCCATTGAGAACATCGGATAAACTTGTTTCTCAAGTGACTGGTAACGCTGGTATAATTATTCACAATACACTTGGTTTGGGTACAGATGAAAACTTTTTTGTAGATCTTCCATTCTATTTTCATCAACACCCAGAATTGGCGATACCCTTGTGTGCCTTAAAAAATCAAGAAGTTGAGGTGGAATTTAAATTGAGGAACGCTCAGGATGTTGTTGTCAAAGTCACTGGTAACTATGAAAAACTTGAACAAGATGTAAATGTTTCAGATTTTAAGTTGTGTACAGAGGTTGTCTACATCGACTGTGCCGAGAGAGTGAAAATACAAAACACCAAGAGAGATTATCTAATTACCCAAATTCAACAAAATACATTCGATGTTGGTGTTGGTGTGAATGAGGGTACGTTCAAACTCGATTTCATAAATCCAGTCAAAGAATTGTACTTTGTTGTTCAGAGACAAGGCACTGCAGGGGATGGAGTTACACAGGGGAATTTCGTAACACCATTTGATTATGATAATCTGTACGCAGTCATAGATGATAAACTCATTCTTTATGAAAATCTCGACTACCTCACACTCACATTCGACGGTCAAGATATTATTACACAGGATACCGGAAATGTTCTGTTTCTCAAAGCTATACAGGCGGCGATTCACCATTCTAAAACGCAGTTGATTCGAAGATTTTATTCATACAGTTTTGCACTTCAACCAGAGGAGTGGTATCCAACAGGCCAAATTAATTTGAGTCTGATAAAAGAACAACTTCTCACAATGAACCTAACAAGTAGTCCTGATTTTGCACGCCAAATTCGTGTATATGCAGAGAGTTATAACATTTTACGCGTAAGTGAGGGAATTGCGGAAACACTTTTTAACGTTAAATATTAAAGATGAATATGCAAACTGGTTTCGGGGAATCCCAGATGGCGGAAGAGTATGTTAAGAGTATGATTGATATTCTCCTACCCGTGATGGAAAAGGGTATGTTATTCGCAGTCGAATATTCAAAAGCTTGTGGAAGAGATGTTGTACTTCCAGAAGACATGGAATATGCAATTAAGTATTGTGCAATGTATACAGTTGGTCAGGATATTGGTACACTTTTCCCAGATATCTATGATGAAGAGGAGTCGGATGAAGATGACATCGAAGACGTCCCAGACAAGGACTGCCCACCCTTTGAAAGATACACAGGAGATGATGAACGCTTCATCCTCATGAACCAGGCGTATGATCGTTGGGAATCTTGGATTCCTCAAAATCCGACAGAACAGATGTTAAAAAATGCTATTAATAGTAATGAGCACCTCGGAGCCTGAAGCATGGTCATTCTCTGAAGATAAGTTTAAAAAGTACGAATCTGAGAACAGCTCTAGTGAAGAATCATCTGATGATGAACAACTCTTCTCAAAAACAAGAACAATCAAAACAAAAAAGTTTAAAAAAATGGTAAAAAAAGAGAAACTCTCATTCGAATAATTTTCTCAGGATAGTGTATAACATACACAATGGAAGCTGCTCGCACCCAAGCCGTCGAAACCGTCAACCTCGTTACCCAGGAGCTCGAGACCCAGTCGCTCAACGCGATCGTCGCGGGTTTCTCCTTCGCCGCTGCTATGTCCTGGATGGATCTCGTCCGCTGGGTCATCAGCCAGGTGATCAAGGTACCCAAGAACGGTGGTACCCAGTACACCCTCACCGCGATCCTCACCACTCTCCTCTCGATCGCTGTCTACATGATCGTGTCTCGCGTGTCCACTCGCGTGTCCAAGCCCGTTCAGCCCGTCTTTGCCATCACCCGGTAAGTTCTTTTGGACTTCCCAGACATTAGGGCTATCAATATCAACCCGAAAACTATGACGATACCGACATAGATTTTCCATTTATAAGGATCCTTTTCAGGGATGCTTATAGATGTCTTCTCTTCAACCTCCTTCTCCTTCTCATCCTCATCCTCCAAGGAAACTTTTGGTAGATTCTTTAGTTTATCCGTAGAACATGTAATTTCAAATTTCAATATATGTTCCTGATTCATAAAATCATAAGGAATCAATCTTCCGTGACTCATATAGAAAAATTCAACGTGAATGTCCTTGATGTATTTTAGGGGACCGGTGTGAAAATGATGTGTAAGAATATCATCGGCACCGTTAAAGTTTATAAAGTCTGAACCATCCAATAAGATGTGACCAGTATAAAATGGTGTTAACGTGTATACACTTTGTGTAAATTCATCTGATCCACTCGAAAGTTTCATAACGAGTGTATTCGGTCCTACAAGATTGACAGCACCCGAAGTCAATACATTACTCGTCGAAGCATAATCATTTGAACCGAAACCGAGTACTTGGTTCGGTGTTGTGGTCGTAGATGATTCTTTAAGGTATCCGTTATCTCCTGTGTAAAATTCAAGTGTGAAAGTGTTTGATGTACCAACATTTGAAAATGTCAATCTTTTTGTGTCTGTGTCAAAATTGACTTCACTAATATTGGAAACGGGTGGGGCGAGTTCGGCTTCGAGATGTGTAGCTAAATCACCACCAGTGGGATAATCAGCGTTCGTCAATGTAACAGTTTGTCCATCTACACTGAAAGTGTTATTGGTTGCACATATAGTCAATTGTGGTGTGGGAATACGAGCCGACACAAGTTTGATTTCGGACACATCATAGATTGGATTCTCTAGGGTAATGACATAGTTATTCGGATTCGAATATGTGTTGGAATAGGCGTCAATTACATATGTACCTTCACTATCATAATACGAATTTGATGCGACAATCTCGACGCCGCGCTGACTACTATCGATAGATAGGTTATGTACCTTCATTAAAATATAGGGATAATATTTTAATGACTGTTTTCGTCTACATACAAAGTATTACTGGTAAAGACCGTGTGCAAGGGGGTTGTTCTGGAGCTGCCTCTTAGCCACATCCAGGTTTCTGGTGTTAGGGTTCTCGTTACCCTTATAGGCATTGAACTGGTGGAAAGGTTTCTGTTGATAGTTTTGGGTCCACGCACCATTCGCAGCACTCACACGACCATCGACACGAGTTGTGTCTGTCCGAACCGCAGTGAGGGCGCCACCCTGCTTGAGTGCAGACTCACGAACGTTCATACGACCAGCGTTACCCATACGGTTAGGCTTGCCACGACGATCCTCTGGACGGAAACCATACCTCATGAGTTGCTCATTCGTCTTCGCGGTCACCTGAGCAGCAGCACTACTGGTGTACGCACCGTGGTGGCTATGAATACCTGGGGCGGGTCGGTTGTAATACTCATACTGCATATCATTGCGATCAGTCTTGAAACGTGTAGGATCCTGGGACATTGTTTGAGCGGAAACGAAGCGTTTAGCCCCATTGAAACCTAAACCATCTTCGCGAAGACCAGTCTCCGAGCGGTTCGTGGTACGCTTGGTCCTTTCGTGTTCATTGCGAGGCACAACACCCGACATCCCCTGAGCGCGGCCAGGCATAGTAGGCAACCTGGATGGAAGGTACGCAGTTGTCTCCGGTTTGTTATGGGTGAGCTCACCAACCTTAGCCGAACGGCCACCAGTGACATCTCGAGCTGGACCAGTACGCCCTGGGAGAGTGGTCAACCTGTACGCACCAACATTTACGGGGTTGACCCTAAACATCTGCTGATGACCCCCAACGGCGGGAACATTGGCACCCACACCGAGACCTGGACCAACAAGTTGCTTTTCAACTGGAGAAAGATTGTTCATTCGACCGGTATCATACATACGGTTTCGCATGTTCAAGACTTCTTGACCACCACTTCTTTGTTGCTTAGAAATGTCGGCAAAGCTTTCCATTTCTCGTTTACGGGGAACTTCCATCGTTGGTTCGAAATTTGTAGTTTCGACAATTTCAGGAGTCTTTATGACGGGTACTTCATTATCAACCTTAGGTGGAACTGATTTAGTACTTAAGTTGCGTCCAGCGTACACGAGACCGGCTACAGCCATAAGTGAAATGGGATCAGCCATTCTTACTTCTTACCTACATTTTTATTAACATATCTTTGCTGGAAAAGACCGTTCTGGAGTTCGGCCCGTGTACTCGCAGGTTCATATCGAATCGTGCGAAGGGGGGTCTTGCACTCCATGTTGGACAGTGGGAACAAGTTGCGCTCATATGTCTGAACGATATTCTTGTTGAAACGGGAAGTCGATTGGGGACGAAGTTCATCACTGGTATTGATGTACTGAGCTGGAGAACCCTTACCCGCCTTGTAGGGGGCGGTACCGTACAACATGGTGTTGGGTCGGCAACCACCACAGTTTAGGGTACTGGGCTGAGGATACACGAAAATCTCGTCAGTCGCCTTGACGGGAGGGACGGCCCCCTTGTTTTGAACTATGGAAAGACCAGGTTGGAGCTGATACGCCATTTATTATTACACAAGAATATTAATCTATCTCGCAAACATTCCCGATCGCTTATCTCCATTGGGAGCGAGACCCGAGAATGCCTCGAGTTGGACACCACGGGCATCTGGGCTACAGAATTGTGTGTCACTCTTACACATCGGACCATTCTTAGGGCCATAAAGCCACTCAGCGAAAGCCGTCTGATCTCCTGGAATTTTAGTTACAGGGTTTGAAATAAATTGACGCTCTGCAGCATTTCTAAGATACTTGGGCATTGGTGTGCGGGATCGCCCAGAATCATAAGGGATGCGATCACTGATATAGTTGTTCACGAATGGCTTCACAGTGGGGTAGTAACAAGCCTCTAAACGGTTAGGGGCGTCAGTGTAATCTGTAATCAGTACATTTGCCATTGGGTTATCCTCCGTTGGTTTTTGGCATGTGGAACCCTTGACACCCGAACCATACGTCTCCTTTACCATTTTAGACCTGTACAATACAAAGATCACCGCAATCACCGTAGCACCCAATACGAAAATACGAGGATCACGACGAGTCAGATAAAGAATGCAACTGACATAGATGACAAAACGGGAAGCGGCGTTCACCCGGTCTTCTGGAGTTTGTTCCGAAGTTGGCCAAAATTGAGCAACCTGGTCGGCTCGAATGAGCTGCTGAGGATCGTCAAACCAGGCCTTCATTTAATATATGTACAGGTTTATTTTTTGGGTAGACCACCAAGCATGCTACCCATCATCTTCATAAGAGCATCCTGGTCCAGTTCACCACCATCAGTCTCCATCTTGTCAGCACATTCCTTAGCGATACCCTCAATCATCTTGAGGGTGTCGTCAGGAATGGACGTGATAGTAGTACCAAGCATGTAGAGCGTCTGGAGATACTGCCATGTCGCACCCTTGGTATTGACAGACATGCGCTCCCAATACGACTTGATGTTGAGATCCTTGAGGAAATCAATCGTCTCAATCTCCTTGAGTAGGAAAGATTCATCCTTGGCCGAAATCTTTTCAGCGTAAGGAGTGACACCCTTCATGAAAGCATCCACAACGAGACGTGGGTTTGTAGACTTCAGTACATCAAACGAAGTCATCATCTTCTTAACGCCTTTTTCCTCTGGAAAAGTCTTGTGCAATTCCACAAGAAATTGACCCATCATATCATTGAAAGCAGTGACAGACGCCATTTTCTTATTATATTCGTGTAATCTTTAAGTTTAGAAAGGCTCACTGGAAATAGTCTCACGTTGACCAATGCCACCCGAAACGATGAAAAACACTAGAATCGCGTTAAGAGCTGCGGGTTTAGTGTATTTGTTCAATTCCAACTTTCCTTCATTGTTCAAGTATGCTTTGAGATGAATGTACCCCGCGGTGATACCACCAGCAATGAGAGCGGCGCTCATCGGGTCGCGTAAATAATCGGAGATCTCCATTTAATTATACCTGGGATTTTTTGTACGCTGCTCTGGTGCATCACCAAAAAGTACATCATCTTCTTCCTGAGGTTGTTCCACGGGTTCGGGTGCTTGAACACCCGGAACAGTCTTAAATTCGTTCTCGAGACCAGTGGGCATTGGCTCACCCATAGGCTCAGTCTCACCAATAGGCTCGGGCTCGCCAATAGGCTCAGGCTCGCCAATAGGCTCGGTCTCACCCATAGGCTCAGGCTCACCCATAGGCTCAGGCTCGGGCTCGGGCATATCATCTTCGATAACATCTGGATCAATGCCATCCTGAATCTCACCATCAAGGGAAATGTCGCGGTTATCCTGAGACATGTACGTTTGAAGAATCTGTTGTACAGGAATCAACTCTTTCACAGTGCTCTCGATACAGGTGCAAAAACGTATAGTCAGTTTTTCGTCGCGCAGATATTCACTCTGCTCTTCGTGGAAAATGTATGGATCCTTGTAAATATCCTTCGCGATGTTGTTGTAACACGTCTGAATGAAAACCTCCTCAGTGGGAAGTTTAAGAGAAATCTTTTTGTTGTCCGCCTTGAGACGAACGGAGGATAGGATTTTAGTGCACGCGACGAATACAGCGGCTAAGAGGTCACCAAACCAGGCACATCGCCCAGTGATGTTATCCGAATGTCTTTTAGACATAGCGTTTGACCAGTTTGGAACTTCTTTAAGGATTTTCTGAAACATAATGAGCACCTGTTTCCCTTTGGAAGTTTTAACTGCTTCGTTGTACATTTCCTCGAATACTTCAATCATAGGTGGACACATAATGAGGCAGAGTTGTCCAAGATACTCCTTCTTCGCCTCGACCATAATACTCAAATTGTCCATTTATGATTAAAGGGGGTTTTAAATCATCGCTTCCTACGCACTCCGCCTGTATTTGTTTGCAATCTTCTTGAGATTCATCAGATTTGGGAAGTCTCCTTCTTCCTCATCTTGTTCTCCCTTTTCCTTCTTCTTTTTTGGTTTTGACCACGTGATATAGATGTCATAGTCGCTCACAAGCTGCACTGTAAAACCCCCCAAAGCGAACTGTCTGGCCACATATCTCGCAGCAGCTGAGCGATCGAACGCTGGATAGCCTATGAGAAATGTTGGTATAGTCATGAACAGTTGTTTATGTCCGAGTTCTACTGATTGTTTTATTTTGGTGGAAAATTGAGTGTAGATTTTCATGTAAATTTCTTTACGAATCTGTTTGCGCTTGTCATCTATCTTGACAACATCATTGATGCTCAACATTACAATTACTGTAATTTATTTTTCACCGATTCCAACTCAGTACTCTTGGGCATGGCAACTTCCTTGACCAGCTCGTACTTGACAAATTCTTTACCTTCAGATCCCTCTGTGAATGGTTTGATATTCTGGGGAGCCTGGACACCAAGGGGTTGGGTCCTAAGAGAAATAATCCGAATCTTACCATTTTCAACTTCATACGAAACCGCCACCGAGAACCCGTAGGAAAATCCACCCTTTTTCATCGTCATGAACATACATTCATAAATCTCCTTATCGTCACCCTTGTAGTGTTTGACTGCGGTAGTTTCTATGATATACGTGCACAATCCAGTACGCTTGGAAATTTCTTTGTTCGCCATGAGAACAAAGTCTTCCATCATATCATTGTCAACCTTAGCTTCGACTTCCTGGTATCCTGTAAGATTTGGTCTGGGATCATCCAGTTTCACAGAATTCCTAGGCTTGGTGTACCCTGAGAGACCAAATGTCTCAGTAAACTTTTCGTGATTGGTCGTCAGAAGGAGAACTACCAGGACCAGAATGAATACAAGTAAATAGTTCATCTTTACTACTATGCGTTAATTTTTTTTTACAAAATACCCAATAGATATTAGATGTCTCTGCTGATATATAGTCCCCGGTGTAAACACTCTATGGAAGTGATTGAATATATCAACAAACACAAACAGCTGAAACAACTTGTGCATTATCACAATATCAACACACAGGGTGTACCCCCAAACTACAGAAACAAAATCAACCGTGTACCGACTATGCTCACGAAAAATGGTAAGATTCTCGTGGGTAATGAAATCAAGAACTGGCTTGACTCCCTTCTACCCAAAAAGGAGGTTGAACAAGTTTCAATTGGTGGATTTGGGGGTTCAATGTCAAACCTTGATGGAAAAGATAACAATTCTAATATGTTTCGGCTTGATGATTATGGACAATCCCTCCAGCCAGCTATGACCAAAGAGCTTGAAGAGAAAATCAGTCGAGATGTCTCTAAGGGTGTGGCGTATACAGATTTAAAGATGTAACGCACTAATACGAGTAGATATGAAACTTGTGACGATCCAAGCTTCCGCTTTTAAGTCGACGTTCGAAGTTCTGAAGGATATCCTGAATGATGTAAATATCTACTTCAAACCAGATGGTATGTACGTTGTCACTCTAGACACTGCACGCACATCTCTCGTAGATATGTTTCTCTCAGCAGACAACTTTGAAGAGTATCGGTGCGATCAAGATGAAATCATCGCAGGTATCAATATATCAAACACGTTCAAACTTCTTAAGACGATCACGAATAATGATGTCCTGAAGATTGAGATTAATTCAAAGGAGTATATGAACATCGAAATCACAAGCGAATCTAAAAAGACGAGTTCAACTTTTCAACTCAAACTCCTGGATATCAACGAGAGTCGGATCGAAGTGCCTGAAATTGAAATGTCTACGATTACCACCCTCCCATCCGCAGACTTTCAGCGTCTCTGTCGTGATATGTCTAACATTGGAACGGATATTGAGATTAAACGGTCTGGAAAACAAATCAATTTCAGTTGTCAAGGAGACTTTGCAAATCAGGACACCTCTATTGAGTGTACCGAGGAAAGTCGGACGATTACAGGACTCTATAGTCTTAAATATTTGAATATCTTTACAAAGGCGACGAGTATGTGTGCGTCTGTGCAAATTATACAGGAAACGGGAAATAGATTTTTGATTTTGAAGTATAATGTTGCTAATTTGGGTGAACTTAAATTTTACCTAGCAACTAAGGTATCTGAAGATTAGTGGTAAAGTCATCGAGGGTTGAGAGGGTCTTTTTCATACCTAGGGTATTGGAAAGGATGATCTTTGGAAATCTCTCCTTGAGTACCTCTCTGTCGTAAAATAGAAAATGTTCGAGTGGAACCTTTTGACCGTGGAAATCATTTCGAGGTCCAGAGTATCGTTTCACCTTTTCAGTAATGTCTCGCATCGGTTTATCATCGTGATCAACGATCCAGACACTACTCAAAGGGATACTAAAGTGCATTGCATTATCTTCCCCCTGACCAGGTTTGAAATTGATATCATTCGAGATACTCGTGTACTTCTTACCATTGAAGTAATACTTTACCCGGAGGATTGTGTATTTGACATTTTGTGGAACTATTGTTTTACGAAATTTCATACCTGTGACATTCGTGTAATATCCATCAAGAATTTCATCTTCCCAATCTTTACTCTCTTTCATCCAAAAATCATCTTCAATCATATAGTCCAAGTCATGATCTATCACATATTCAAGTTCTTCAGAGATGATCGTGTAATCCCTAGGTGTGACGATGTATTTATAGAAGAAGAAAATACTACTTAAAAGTTTGGTAAGCATCTCTTTATAAGGATGGAAGGTAATTTTTTAAGTAGATATAACAATCGAATAGAAGAATGGAACACATCTATACGTAAAGATCCGTCTAACAGGAAAAAGTATGAATCTGAGATGGCCGAGTACATTATGAAGTGTATGCCTTATTTAGATCAACACGTAGACGATGGTGATGAGAAGACAAATACAGATAATATTTTCAATGTCAAGGAAACTGTCGGTCTACAAAGGAAGGATATCTTCACCGACTATCTCATAGATGTTGAAAAGAAAAACATAGCCAAACCACAACAACGCACTATGGATGTATGTAAAACGTGTGCGTATAGCAATATCATCCACTTTCACGACACGAGTGATCTTGTATGTGATGGGTGTGGAGCTATAGTTGCCGCACTTATCAGTGAAGAGTTGACATACCGAGAGGAACAAGAAACGTCGGAAAAGATTGTAAACTATTCATACAAAAGAGAAAACCACTTTAACGAATGGTTGTCACAGTTTCAGGCACAAGAGATGACAAATATACCTGTTGAAGTCATCGATCAATTGAGATCAGAACTCAAAAAGATGAAAATCAAAAACCTCGAAGATATCACACACGCGAAGATTCGAGGACTCTTGAAAAAGTTGAGACTTAATAAATACTATGAACACGTGCCTTACATAACAAATATCCTAAATGGTATCAAACCCCCAAATATGCCCCAAGAGTTGGAAGAATATCTTCGTATCATGTTCAAAGATATTCAGAAACCATTCGATGACAATTGTCCTACAGAGAGGAAGAACTTTCTCAGCTACTCCTATGTCCTCTATAAATTCTGTGAACTTTTAGGTGAAGACGATTACCTCCAATACTTTCCACTCCTCAAGTCTAAAGAAAAGTTGTATCAACAGGACGTCATTTGGAATAAGATCTGTCACGATTTAAAATGGGAATTTATTCCGACAGTTTAAAGATTTTATGTCTTTAACAATTAATGCCAGTTCTCAAAGGTGATAAACAATGCCCAAACTTTTTAGTGTGTCGTAAAATGTATGATCCTAGATTAAAAGTATGTACCTCATGCTTTTGGAGATTCAAGAATGAAGTACTCGAATTCAAAAATGGTGAATGTCCAATTTGTTTCGAAAATACAGATTGTGTAAAATTTAGGAAATGTTCACACTTTGTATGCGTAAAATGTTACGATAAACTTGATAAGTGTCCAATGTGTCGCCAAGATCCAGAAGAGTTTGACAAACTAAAAAAAACTGGTATTAATATAAATGAAAGCTAAAGTGATTATTCCCCTCAGCAACTCTGGTATCCTCAGTGCCCATGGCTACGAAGGTGTGAAGGACAAGTCCGAACTCGCGCGACACCGTGCCCTCATGCGGGTCGTCAGGGCTGGTGAACCACCCCTAGGCCTCTTTAGGCGCTTGAATGTTCTCATGATTCTCTTTAAGAATAAAGACCCTAAGTTGTCTAAAATTTTTAAGAAGGATAGAGATTGGGTGCGTGAAAAATTATTATGATACTCATCGATCGCATCGTTCGGTTTCTCAAAAAGGACATCTACCTTCCCTTGAAGTGTTACGCAAACAAAAGACAACTCACGAACCCACGAGACGGTTGTAACTGTAAGAATTTCTGTCGAAAACCCCCAAGTGGGGGCTCTCCAGTCTATGTAAAGATTGAGCCTAAGTATAGACAGAAATACAACTATTACAAATGAACGACGAACCAGCCCTACTCGCCCTCTATGAGTTGGAATCCAAGGTTCTTCCCCACCTGGAGACGATCAATCAAGCCGACCCAGCGGTACACCACTGTCTAGAAGAAGCTCGGACTCTACTCCAAAGGGCTCAAGATATTCTTCAAGCGGCGGTTCTAGACCCACAGACGCATTACCAGGATTCTCAAAGGTTTTATCATAACTTGGCTCGAGTTCTCCCGATAATGGTACTACTTGAATCCGTCTCACCTCTACCTCCCGATCCGGGTGAGGTGGGTAATTCACCAGATACGCCGTCTTCAGACCTGTCAGACGAAGATAGTTATTACCCTGCAACTCCGCCGCGTCATTCAGAGTTCGAATAGTTTTAAATTCTAGAACAATCTCATTGTCAATAATAATGTCCGCCCTCAAGTTACCAATCACATGCCCCTTAAATGGGATTGGAATGATACGTTCCGATTCGTACTGAATCCCCTTTTCTCTCAGTAAAACTTCCATCGCATTGTGGTATACTCTCTCACTGTATCCAGGACCCAGTTGAGAATATATCTCTCGAGCGAATGCCTCGATGTTCATTAGATACCCATCTATTTAAATCTTTATCTAAAGTAAGATGGTCTCGGTCAAAAAGATCTCTACGAAGACAGTGGAGAAACGAAGAGCTGAGACAGTGCGTAGGCAGGCTCTTAACAGACGTCGTGAAGTGGAGAGGCGAAGGAAGATGACTCAAATTAATGCCGCACTCAATCGTCTATCCAAAAAATTTAGGCGTGTAAACATACCCAGGAATACTTTTAACGTAGGTACGGTGACGAGTGGGAATGATCGTTACCTTTCGGTGAGATTGAGTCGCAAAACAATCAATGAACTTCAGAATGTGTATAAGAAAACGTGGGAACAGCGAGTAGAATACGGAGGTTCTATACCGTTCACACTTTCGAATACACGCAACTATGTTAAATTCGGTACACCAACCGTGAGTACAAACCAACAACTGGCTTCTGTAACCCCCACACAAGAAGATATGACTCAATATATCGTGTATCATACACACCCAGTTCCTGAACAAAACGCGCCACTTTTTACCTATCCAAGTGGTACTGATTTCAGGACGTATATAAGCTACTACCCCTCAATACAAGCAAATATTATCCTCGAGAACCAAGGGTACTATATCATTGATCTCATTGAAACGAATATGAATAAACCTAACCCGGATGAGGTTGTCGCAGAATTTAACCGTTTCATGACTTCCAGGGAATTCCGGCGTGTATCTGTGAATTGGAGTAACTTGGTATACATTCAAACAACACCTAACCAATGGAAACGAGCTGTAAATGGATACATGGACCCCATAATGCGAAAGAAGTTTGGTATTTCCATCAAGTATTACACATGGGACCAACTGGGTGAGATTACACTCCTAGATAAAAATGTCATTATGAATGTAGGATGACCGCACACAGGTTACACATTACAAAAATCGTGGTGAGAGATTTGAAATCTGTGAGCAAAATGTCGTCGAAGAATAGGTGGGAATATGGGGGTAAAGTTAAGTATGACAGGTGTATGAATTACAAAGGTCTCACCTATGTGACTTCCAAAGAGAGGGCTCGAATAGACTCGAGTGTTCTCGAGGAAGAGTGGTCTGATGCACCCGTGGCGTATCACACACACCCCTCACTCCTACAGGTGATTCCTGATGAAGTTGGTCCGACAATTTTCACAACTCTCCCGAGCAACGCCGACTTTGAATCATTTATCAAGGGGTTCCCGGACATGCAAGTGAATATCATCTGCGATGCACGTGGGTACTACATCATCGACATATTCGACGCAGTGAAAAAAAGTACAGTCCCCGTACCAGAGGGGGTCTTCTCACTCATGAAAGAGGTTCGCTACGAAGACTTCCTTCTCAAACGCGGCTTCGGGGAGGACAAGTGTGAATACTTTTCTACAGATTTACGTGAATGGAAATGGTTCATAAATGAGGACCTACACCCTAGACTCAATGAACTCTATGGGGTTTCTATCAAATTTTATGGATACGATGACGAACCACCCACGGTCATCATTGACGCATGAGAGAGTCCTCCAATTCATCCACCTCGTACCATGCCCAATGACACTCTTGTGACTCTATGTTATCTTCGCATATTTCCTGTGCTTCTTTTATCGCTTCTGTGAAGCGTAAACGAAGTCTCAGATTCTCCCTAATTGGGTGCACTTCCACGACACTTGGTCGTCTGTACATCCCCTCGAGAACGTTCTTACGAGTCTTCGCCAACTTTATCTTGTATAGATTGTTTTCAGAAAAGGTTGCGAAGCATTTCATACTTTATGGAGGTATTAAAGTTTTAAGTATATAGATTGTTATAAGATGTCCTCTTACAACGTTGAATCCTGTAACTTCAAGTACCGGGTCTCTTCCCTTGAGAGGGTTGTCGATGGTGACACGATTGATGTAAATATTGATCTAGGTTTTGACGTGTGCACAAAGCAACGCGTTCGCCTTCTAGGGATCGACACACCCGAGTCCAGAACCCGTGACCTCGAAGAGAAGAAGTTCGGTCTTCTATCCAAGAAGAAGCTCAAGGAATGGTGTCTAAAGGCGGTTGCATCTGAGAAGGATGATGTAGAAATCGAACTCAGGTGCCCGGAGGCTGATTCCAGGGGTAAGTTTGGTCGCGTTCTCGCCGAGGTTTGGGTATGTGAAGATGATGTCTGGACAAATGTGAACAAGTGGCTCTGTGATGAGGGCTACGCGGTACCCTATGGTGCCGAAAACAAGGCTCTCGTCGAAGGACTTCACCTCGAGAATCGTAAGAAGCTTATCGAGCGCGGTGAGATTCAAGTGTAAGGATATTTCCTCACCCATAAATTACATATCCATTTCTCTCCAGACTTTACAGGTTTCCCACCATGTAAAGCCTTGGATGTCATAAACTCATAGTTATCGAGAGTATCGAAAAAAAGGGCATCACCCTTCTCGAGTTTGTACTCTTTGTTCAAGTTTGGAAATATAGTTTCACCACCTTCATAGCCATCATTCAGTGCCAAAATGAATGTATACATTCTCATATTCTTATCATTTTCAAATGCATCTTGGTGAGGTTTATAAAATCCACCAGGTTCATATCGAAGCACCTGTAATTGTTCACAATTCACGAATGGTCGATCCGTATGTGCGAGACATCTGTCCATAATATCTCGGACAATAGGATCCTCTTTGTCCAACCATGCTGTCTCACTTTTACGAATCGATTCATCTACCTTTTTTTCATTTGTGACAGATGATGTTCCCAAATCACCCTTTGCTTTCTGTATCACATACCGACATTCATCATCAGTCAAAAAGTTTTTGAACACCTTAGGGCTTCTGTATCTGGGTAATATATAGATGACGAGAATGATGATGAACAACAAAAGTAACATCCTAATGTACTCACACATAAATATTTCTGGGAAGTCGACAATTATAGCGTTTACGAATTGAATCGAAAATTTCATTTCCATAGTCCACAATCTTCTGTAAAAGATCGACGATTTCATCATGTCGTTCTGGTTCAAGAACATACTGTCTAAGAAAATCCCCACCTGTATTGGCGAGCATTTCAAAAATGTTTGAAAGATCTCGATTTTTTTCCACGTACTTCTCTTGACGCTGTAAATAATGTTTGAAATCATATTCGGTAATATCGTTCAACATGTAGACAACTCGTATTTGGGTATTGTCTATCGGTCGCGTATCTATATAGACTAATTCTCGTTCTATTTGATGTACAAATAATGAATATTGGAGTATCTCATTTGTGGCACCCATTTCACGTAATTCTCTAAATGAAGGGGTACCACCACAAGGAATATCTCCATGTTCTCGAGACATCATCGTCTTTTTCTTAAACTCTATGAAGTGTGGATTGTGTATTCGACCAGTCTCAATCTCACCTGTTCGCCAATTGAAAGCTGTGTGACATGAAATACACCACATCTGAGCACACCCACTCGTCTTGTGGATGACCGTACCACATTTGGGACACGACTTACTATCTTTATTGAGAAGTTTCATCGTTTTTACAGTTTCAGGGTTGCACACATGATCTGGTACCAATGGATCATTACACTCTTTACAGTATTTACATTCACATAAACCACAGTACCATTCTTCATTCAGAAAACCTTTACATTCTTCTCTTGGACACTGACGTATAAAACGCCTTGGTTCAGAATCCATAAATGATCCATCGTTTCGTAACTGGTCTAAATGTCTATATGTACCCTCCATTTCCCTGTAAAGCACTTGGATTTCACGGGGTATGGGGCCCTCTAATTCAAATACTCTATGTCTTGCATGAAGTTCCATAAGCTTTTCCTTTTGTTGTCGGATGATAGTACGAATTCTACGCATTTGTATTACTCGCTCGACTTCGGGTTGTGTCTCTGGCATGAGAGACTTCTCTCTCTCAAACAGAACATCTTCTCGGTGACGTTTTAGTTTGGTATTTCGAAAATACCTGGTACAGAATGAATCTACAAATTCACGATTCCAATGAGTCTTACATCCCATACAATGTGGGTCTTCAAAGGATTCCAGGATGTATCTCTGAGAACATGAACGACAACTTGTTAAATCACAAAAAGGACACTTGACTTCTTTGTGATTTATCTTGTTTAATTTTTCACAACACACATCACAACTACCCATTAAATTAAAGGACGATTATTTCTTTAAATTGTAATTATTGAAAGGCTACAAACTGACTAATCATATCTCCCATATCATCTCTCTCATAAATCGTCTGTGCGAAAAATAGAGTCATATCTGCCTGTCCATATGACAAGTACGTACTCCGATACTTCTCATATATACTTGCAAGTTCATCTAAATTGTTGTCACACCATTCCTCCACATCCTCTTTCGTCATTCCTCTATGAAGACCAGCTTCGATAAAGTCAGCAACTTCATCACTGAGAGGCATATCTGTCACTACGGTGCAATCGTCGTCAATGTTCATTATTTCTTCTTAGATTTTCGCTTTTTGGGTTCCGACTTAGCTTCTCTTTCTCTCAAAAGTCGCCTCTTTTCAGCAAGCTTGTCATTGAAAGCCTTGTCAGCCTTGGCTTTCGCCTTCATCTTATCAGTTTCAGTGAGCATTTTCTTCGCCGACGTAGCAGACTTCTCAGCGGCTTCACGAATCCTCTTTTTCTCACTGAGTTTTCGCACTCGCTCAGCTTCCATATTAGCCTTTTTCTTGCGCTCTTCCTCCTTCTTCTTGTCCTCTTCGAACTTTTTGCGAGCGTCCACTCTCACTGCACTCTCTTGAATGTCTCTAATCTCATTCTTTGTACTGGCTCGACCTATTTTACCCTTGTACTGAGTCTTTTCGGCTGGTGTCAATTTCTTGAGACGATTTATAGCACTCGTTGCACTTTGACGGTTGAACACCTTCACAGCATTGGCAACCTTCTTGACATTCTCTTGAGTCTTTGGTGCAAGGTTCCTCGCCATCTTAACACGTTCGGGGCCAGAAGCACGAGAAAGTTCCACCTTTTTCCCAGCCAATTTGACTGCATTCATAACCCTCCTTTCCTTGTTTTTCTGGACGATGGCCCTGAACGAGGGCTTGTTAGGCTTGGGTGCGTTTGGTGGTTTAGGTGCGAGAGCAGCAGCCGATATTTCACCATTATCTTCAAATAGAGGATTGACTCTCGGCTTACCTTTCAAAGCCTTCGCATTTTCAAGAGACTTGTTCCTACGAACAGCACCCTCAATCCGACCCCTCAACTTGAACACATTCTTCATGTTCTTCATACCAGCGATGTTCCTACTGAAGTTTGTTTTCGTCTTTTTAGCCAACTCGGTTAACTCCTCGCGTTTTTTATTCATCACAGTATCACGGTTCTTCTTACCCCTGACAGCAGCTTGAATCTTGGTGGCAGCTCGATCCTTACGAGCCTGTCTCATGACCTCGGCATCAAACAGGTTTCGTAAAGCAGACGCGGAACCATACCGACTGTTCTTGATGTATTTGTCCTTCATATTTTGTGGAAGAATCGACTTTCGAATATCATCACGGAGCTTTTCCATTTCACTGTTATCCTTTTTGATCTTACCAATGGCCCCCGCCACCAAGGACTTCGAAGCATTAGCAATGTTCTTATTCTCCTTCGCTTGAATCTTACCGATGGCCCCCGCCACCAAGGACTTCGAAGCCTTGGCAATCTTTTCTTCCACCTGCTTATCAACCGTGCGACGAATCAGGTTCAAATTTGCACCAGGTTTGTTCGTTTGTTTAACATACCTGCTCTTATTTTCAGCCGGAATGTTCAGACCCACGATATACTTCGAAAGTTCCCGCTTTTTAGCATCTTGTGCCAGGTCGACCAACTGCTGTTCGAAGATCTTGCGTCTCTGACCCACATTGTTCTTGAGTTCCATGACCTTTTCACGATGACCCCGTTTCTTTAGAGGTCCAAGTTTACTCGACTGAATCTCATTTCGCAACTTGACCTTATCGTTCAGCTTCTTTTCCAAGTTGGTAAGTTCGGAGGCTGTTTTTACTCCCTTAATGACTGGATCCCACTGTCCAATTCTACCACCAAAGCGTCCAACTTCAGCTTTTGCTTTTTTGAAGAGCTTATTCCTTTGGGGTGCTAAGTTCAGGTTGGTCATAGCAGCAGAAGCATTGAAGTTGTTTTCCTCCTTGGGTTTAGCACGTTCTTCAGTCTTCTTTTTACCCGCAAGACGACCAGCACCCCTCTTACGAGCCTGGTTGAAAATCGTCTTGTTCTTGGATGTGTCCCATTTCTTCATAAACTCCACGACATCAGCGTTCGTGAGACCCTTAATCTGCTTGATCTTAAACTCTACACCTTCACGAACCTTCTTGTTTGTATTCTTCTTGTTGATTTCTTTACCCTTGATGTTCAGTTGTTTGTTGAGTTCAGCCGC